GACAAAATAGGTTTGCCCTGCCGTCAAGCTGGTCTGTTTATCGTTGACTGACCCGCCTAGCTGAATTTTTGCTAGGCCATTTGCAGTGACATCTTCCTCTGCAAAACCGATAAAGTTTTCAGACGTAAGAGCGGTGCCAAGGTCGATAACTCTAGCTGTTGGGCGAGAAGAGTTGCCACTATCCCTATAAAAAACCACGGGCACATCAGAGTTAGTGTCGTAAACTATCGTAGGGGCTGTGGTGCTGTCGTTAAATTCTGTTGCTGTATCAAAACTCACGCTTGTTCCTGATATTGTGCCTGTCACATACTCGCCTTTTCCGGTTATCTCATCTCTATAACTTATTTGGAAAGTGCCTTGGTCTGGATTAAAAGCGATACTTGTATTACCAGTTTGTGCATCATGGAAATCTGCTTCTGTTCCAAAAGAAATTGATGTTGAAGACACAGTGCCGACTATTGCTTGACCGCTAGAGGACCCATCAGCATAGCCGATAAGCACTTTGTTGTTAGTAGTATCGAATGAGGCGGCTATGGCGTTTGTTGATGCAGAATTAAAAACTTGAGCGCTCCCAAAGCTAATGGATGTTGAGCTTACCGTCCCAACAATGGCTGTACCGTATAAAGAATTTCCTCCATCCTTATAAGCTATAACCACTTTATTGTTTGAGGAGTCAAAAGTTGCCGCTACTACTGTTACTGTTGCAGACTCAAAAACAGTCGCAGAACCAAAAGAGATGCTGGTGCCAGAAACCGTTCCAACGATAGCCGTGCCATAGTTGCTATTGCTGTTGTCTCTGTATGCGATGACAACCTTGTTTGAGTTGCTATCAAATGTAGCCGCGATAGCATCTGCAACGCCGCCAGACTCAAAATTTGTGGCAGTGCCAAATGAAATTGCTGTCCCCGAAACCGTTCCCACAGAGGCTTTTGCTACGGAACCATCGTGATGTTTGTATGCGACAACTACCTTGCTATTGCTTGTGTCATACGTCAGCGCAATTTGGCTTTGCGTTGCGGCGCTTTGAAATACTACAGGTGTGCCAAAACTGATACCTGTCCCTGAGACCGTTCCGACTGCGGCAGTTCCATAATCTGAGTTGCCACTATCTTGATAGGCCACGATTACTTTATTGTCGCCGCTATCAAATACAGAAGTGTTCAAACTGCTCCCTACATCGGCGACAACAGTCTCAGAGCCTAGTGATGCTCCCGGAACTGTCGCCTTGCCATCACTCGCTATTAACACCGCGTTGCCAGCCGTCAGTGCTTTGGCCGCCGTCAACTCAACCGTGCTGGCTGGTAGATTAAGCTGTCTGCCTATGTAGCTCATGTCAGCCCTTCACTATCAGCTTTGTGGATGTAACAGCAGTACCAGCGGTAACGCTGGGAGTGCCTGCTGACGTTCCTATCGTGCCGTCTGTTTGGACGAAATAAGTTTGACCTGGCGTCAGGCTAGACTGATCTGGGCTAACACCGCCCTTAATAAAAACTGTAGCTGTTTCTGTGTCAGCCGCTGCGTACTCTGCAATGCCTATGTAATTTTCGGAGGTCAAGTTAGGGGCATTGTGTGCGATCTGGAAAACATTACAACGGAATCTTCTGTTGTTGCTGTCGTAAGATTTGTATCCGACCGCAAGGCTAGTCAGATTGCTGTCATACACAAGAGACACCCAGTTATAAACAGGGCTGCCACTATCTGCGGAGTCAACAGTAAAAGCCGTGGCAAAACTAATCCCCGTGCCCGATACCGTCCCAACCGCCGCCTCTAGGTCATCTGTCCCCGTCGCATTACGATTAGCCACAACCACTTTCTCACCCGCTGAATGGTATTGGACCGAGGGGTACGCGCAATCACCTGAGTTGGCAGTTGCCACCGACCCAAAACTGACGCTTGTGCCTGATATCGTAGCCATTACAACTTTGCACTTTGCACTGTCTGAGTTATCGATAAACCCAATCGCCACTTGATTTGTATTTGGATCAAATGCTGATGACACGGACCTTGAATCGCTAGTGAGAAGTGCGTTGGTTCCGTTGAACTGTGCCGGTGTTCCAAAGCTGATACTCGTGGAGGAGATTGTGCCTACAGCAGAATATCCGTAGTTGCTATCGCCGTGGTAACTGACGAGCACTTTATCCGCGTTACTGTCGTATGTGACTGCCGAAAACTCAAATTTGTTGTTTGAGTTGCTAATTGAGGTCGCAGAACCGAAACTGATACTTGTCCCCGAAATCGCGCCCACAATACCGTGACCATAACCAGTTGACCCACGATAAACTATGACCACGTTACTGCCGTCGGCAGAATCCATAGCCATGTAGCGGGACTCTGCTGACTTAAAAACGACAGGGGTGCCAAAACTAATTGAGGTTCCTGATACAGTGCCCACAACAGCGGTTCCGTAGCCCGAATTGTCACCATCCCTGTAGGCGACTACTTTTCCAGTGGAAGAATTGAAGGTGACTCTCAAATACTCTGGTGCGGTGTCAAAGGCTACAGGAGTACCAAAGCTGATGCTGGTCCCCGAAATCGTGCCGATAATGGCCTCTGCGGCATCTGCATTTTCATCGTCGTAAACGAAAACTACTTTGTTGTTCGTGCTATCAAAAGCGCCGTCAATATACTCAGCTACGTTTGTTTCTGGCTCTACATGAGAGCCAATGGCTTGTGGAACAGATACCAAGGCCACCTGCGCTACATCCCCATCAGCCTCGACAATGCAAGGCTTACCCGCAGTAATCGAACCGCTGGCCTTAGCCTTGAACCTTCTTGGCAGCGTGTCGCCTATAGTCTTCATTCTTTAACCACCAATTCAGTAGCGGATATGGCTGTGCCAGCTAGAACAGACGGCGATCCTGCTGTAGTTGATAATGTGCCATCGGTCTGAACAAAGTATTGCTGGCCTGCTGTCAGGCTGGTTTGGTTACGGTCTATACAGCCGACAATGCCAATCGTTGAGTCTTCGTTGTCAGCATAGGTGTCGGCGGCAATGCCTATGTAGTTTTCTGAGGTGAGGTTTGCGGTAACAGCCGCAAAAACTATTGATGTACCGGCGCTAGAATTTCCCTGATCTCGATAAGCAATGACAAATCGGCCTGCTGTGGAATCGTATGCAACAGCAGTATTTTCAACTTGTGCGTCCTCAAACTCTACAGCGGAATCCCACGATATGGATGTCCCAGACACTGTTCCTACGTTGAGTTTTCCTTTGCTTGTTGAGTTGATTGAATACGCCACAACGAGCTTTCCTCCACCAGCCCCAAGACCCGTCATAGCCTCTGCGGTAGAGTTGTAAACTTGGGCGCTCCCAAAACTTACACTTGTTCCGCTAATAGTGCAGACTTTAGCAGTGCCATAACCAGAATTACCGTTGTCTGCATAAGCAACAACTACTTTTTGTGATGTTGCATCATAAGCCCCCTCTGGGCCTTCAGAACCTAACGCGCTAGACGAAAACTCTGCAATGCTTCCATAAGTAACATCAGTGCCGCTAATCGTAGCGACAACTGCCTGACCGCTACCAAACCCTCTGTTCCAGAAAATAATACTTTTTTGTGCGGTTTCGTCGTAGGTTACATCGCCGTAATAGAAAGTACTTGACTCAAACTGCGCCTCCGTTCCAAAAGAAATACTCGTCCCTGACACCGTGCCCACGCGAGCCTTCCCGCGATTGTCACTATCTCTATAAGCAATCAAATGTTTTTGAGCGTTGATGTCGTAAGCTATGCCTCCGCCGTATGAGTTGGCAGAGTTATAAACAACCTCTGTGCCAAAACTGATATCCGTACCGCTTATCGTGCCGACAACAGCCGTGCCATAGTTTGAATTTCCATCGTCATAAAAAATGATAACCACCTTTCCTGCATTCGCATCATACGAAATGCCCAGAGGGGTAGTTCCCGCGCTGGCAAAAGTAGCCTCAGTGCCAAAAGTAATCGAACTTCCAGAAACAGTGCCTACACGGGCTTGTCCGTGATTTGCGCTTGTATTGTCTCTGTACGCAATAACCACCTTGCCCGCACTTGAGTCATAGGCTATTAGAGTTTGCGAAACATTATTGCTATCAACAACGGCGGCAGAACCTAGTTCTGAACCGCCTAATGCTACTTGCGCTACATCCCCATCAGCCTCAACAATTACAGGCTTTCCAGCCGTAATCGCACCTTCAGCCGTAGCGGTGTAATAAGCATCAATAATGTTGGGGTCTTTGCCCAAGAACTTCATGGCTTAGGCTCAGCTAATTTCTTCGTAGCTGACAAAAACCTTGAGATCGTTTGCAGCACTAGCGGTCGCGCCAATACTCTTGTCTTCCTCCAAATAAAACGCCGTGTTTTTGTCAAAGGCTACGAGCGTTGAGTCTTGCGGCACTGATACGGTTTTTAATAGCTCTGTAGCCGTCCCACCAATATCATCCTCTGAGTAATACGACAGAGTAATGTCTGCTGCGACTGAGCCATCCACATTAGCGACCAGAATTGAGTTGATCTTGAAAACCTTGCCGCTACTCGCGGCGTTGGAAACCACTGCTGTTGCGGCAGTAGAGGTCAAGTTCACTACCGCAGATTTGCCTGTAATAGTGGCGACATTGACGATATTGGGTGCGGCCATTTTCTATCTCCTATCCGAATACAATAGCCATAGCAATGGCTTTGCCTGTGCTGGCAAAACTGCTGCTAAAGCTAAGTTTACCGCCAGTGGTTGACACCAGCGCCTCGCCGTTGCTGGCGGCAACTGCGTCAGGCAGTTCCAAAGAATATGTTGCGCTCGCGCTGTGAGGTGGGCCTTTCAGCGTTACCCCGTGAGAATTGGATTCGCAGTTAAAACGGATCGTGCCAGCGTTGGTATTCCCGTACAACTCCGTAAAGCCGGTGCCATTCGGGAACAACTGGATATTTCCGTTTGCGTTGGTGGACTTCACGGCATTCGCATCAATTTGAATGTTGTCCACATCGAGTTCGTTAGCCGTAATTTGCCCTGCGGCGCCATACACCACTGTTTTACTGTTGACCACTGTGTCAGCAGTCGCGCCGTCTGTCAGGTTCAGTTCCGCAGCAGTTGAAGTCACGGCTGTGCCGCCAATCGCTAGGGTGGCGGTGTTGATCTTTGTCGTAGACAGTGCCGTGTTGGCGTCTACCACAGCGGCGCCAGAGCCTGCGCGATGGTGACGTTGCCGCCAGAGCCTTGACTGATCGCAATGGACTGTGATCCGCTGGTGGCGTTTTCTATGTACATCACACGCGATACCGTATTCGGCGCAATCGTCAGTGTGCGGGTTGCGGTCAGGCTTCCAGCGCTCGTAACTTTGAAGTAAAAAGCCCTTGCTGGATCGGTGGCGCCGTCCGCGACAGTCGTGGTGGCATCAGCGTCCGAGGCGAATGCAGCCTGCGTGTTGAACCCCAGCGCCTCACCGAGCAGCTCCAAATTTGTATTTGTGGTGGTTCCCCAAGTTCCCGAGCCTTCACCAGTGGCCAGCTCGGTCAGCCGCAGGTTATTTACATAAGTAGCCATAAGTAATCCTCATCTCTCTATGGGAGTGTAGTTTGGAGTCTGGCTAGTATCAATTGGAAACCATAAAAATAGCGTGCCAGCAACTGCCCTGATCTCGACGCCAGTGGGATTGACGTTAGTGCCGGGTACTCCTGATACACTTCCCAAGCCGACAGAAACTGCCACACCAGAAGGCTGACCGACGTTGCTCAGAGATATGCTTGCTGTGCCAACACCGGAGGTGATTGCGACACCAGTCGGCTCGACCGGAGCAGCTTCTCCCCATCCACCGGATCCCCAGCCCTGTCTGCCCCAACCTGTTAAAGCTGACATAAAAAAGCCGCGCCCCAAAAAATCGCAGACTTATCATACAAACTTCTATGGGGATTGGACAGTGTACCTTTCGGGCTGACGCAAGACGTTGCGCACTTGCGACGGGTTCCACACCCGATCATTTTGAAGGGAATTTATCTCGCGAGCGATTTTGGAGTAATTCATTTTTCGCTCACGCATTTTGAAAATTAACTGGACCCAGCGTTGTTGCTCGGGCACCGGCTCAAGCCATGGGCGTATTCTGCCTTCATGCTCCACTCGCTTGAGTTTGAATCCATACGGGATATTGGGCCCGCCTGACCAGAACCCCTGTCTGACCAACTCGATTTTTTTGTGCTCACACTTGTCGCGCTTCGCGGCTGCTGCCAATTGATTGATCGCTTGCAGCGCCATCGTAAAAACACCATGGACTCGGCTATCGAGATCGACGTGATGCTCCATCCCCTCGATCTGGCGATCAGGCTCGCGGTGAGCAATCGGCATATCTCCAAACTGCTCACAAAAGTACAAATGTACACCAGTGTGCTGAAAGTGCGGAATCATCTCCATCAGGTCTGGCACTGACATACTGAGCCTGTCGAGCCGCGTCGTAATCACAACGTCATGCTCCTCCATGACATCGGTCATCTCACGAGCAGCCTCGCGCTCCAGAATTTTTGTGGACCCCAAGCACTCAGTGTCGATGAAAAACTCATCGACGGACTTTTCATACTTAGATGCAGCAAAGGCGGTGATTAACCGCCTTTGTCGTTCGACTGAAAGATCTTCGGAATTGACGTCTGCCAAACTGACCCTGATGTAACCATACACACGATTGTGTCTCTGGCCGACTGGCCTCACGATCATTTTATGCCGCCGCGAAAACCGTAGTCAGTCATCTCTTCGTGGAGTCGCTTCCAGTTGATGTCGAGCGGTCGCCAGTCCTCTGCTCGGTCTGCAAACATCGTGTGGCCATCCTTGACCAAGCAGACTGAGCGGTAGGCTTTCGGCACACCTTCATACACGATGTCTATGTCGTGCAGTTTGCAAGTGCGCCGCACGCGGTTGTAGAAAACTTTCTTCTCGGCCGCGTTCATCAGTGATGATCGAAAGTCGGTAAAGCGCTGAAGTCCTCACTCAGCATATCGATGTAAGCACCATCGGCCGCCTCGTTGTAAATGAACTTCGCACGGATTTCGCGACCATCGTTGTGGTCGATGCTGAATGTAACTGGATACAACTTCTCGCGATCTACATCGTCGAAAAACTTGTAACTCAGCGTTCTGTTGAGGCCCAGCTTGATGGCTTTGCCATTCAGATGCTTGAGCGTCGGATAGTCAAGATAAGCATAACTTGCCATTGGGGTTCTCCCTGTTGTGCGCTTCATTGCGCGTGATGAATATAGCAAACTGCGTGTCGTTGTGCAAACAGTTACTCGTCGTAAAAGCAGAAGTCAAAAGAGTAATACGGCTCGGCGTATCCCCAAGGACCATTGACGAATCGCTTGACTGCCCACTCGAAAGGACCAGACTCCCAGCCGACTCGCAGATAACCATCCTCTTCCCGTTTGTAGACTTCGTAGTCTGGGTTCATGCCGTGCAACTTGCAGTCCTTGACCAGCGCTTTGTAAGCGGCATTCGCCGCCGCCTTTGCAGTCTTGAACTTTGCAAAGTTCACCTTGTCGAAGTTGGGCATGAAGTCATGCGCGTCCTCACCCCCATACATTAGTGCGTCGATATTCATATCAGCTCCATTTAATTTTCGAAAAAAACAGACTTCCAAAAGATGCCAATCGGGGATCCGTTGGCAGTTCTTTCATCGGGCTTTTTGATGTCAAGCAATCGGATCCACTCGTTATCGCCGTAATCCCAGTTCACCAGTACCTCGCGGTGGGCACAGTCATCAGAAACTTTTGCCCCCGCAATCACACCTTCGCACATCCGCCAGCAGGCGCCGAAGTTGCCGATCACCTCTTTGCCGATTAAGTTGTTCATGCCGCCTCTCCCTTAGCGAGCTTGGCCTTCCAGACCAAGCAGAACTCTTTGACAGTGAGGTCAGACTTCGCGACCTCTTCGTCCCAAAACCAATCGAACCATTCGATGCTGTAGTCGCTGCCATCCACCAGTCCGATGCCGTCAAGAATGAAAGAGCAATACTCTTCATCTCTCGCGGCGGAACGGACCAGTCTGTCAATGTTCAGAACTGGCCCGTCCTTCTTTGCCGCTTTGATCATCTCGCCTCCTTGTCAATGTCGAGACCCCCTCGACTTCAAGTACAGTCTCTCATATCCCCGTGTCGTTGTCTACAACTTTCTACAAAAGTAATTGTGAAATATTCACATTCGCACACCCTACATTTATTTGTGTAAGGGGTTGCACATCGACACGGGAGCGAGTAGAATGGGTTTGTTGATTGGGATTGAGGAGATTTGAGATGGACCGCGATGGGCTGATGAACGAACTGGTTTGCCTCTGTGAGATTCGAGGCGAGTTGTCCGACGAGGACAACGCTAAGGTCGAGGCGCGTATCGCCGAAATTCACAAACTGCTGGAGGGCATTGCATGAAACTCCGAATCGCCAAAGCCAAGAACGTCAGCGTCGCTGAGCGTAACTTGGTCGCCAAGTGGGTCAAGAAGTGCCTCAAGGAGCTGGCGAAGAAAGACTATGAGATCGCTGACAATTTCGACGGTTGGCGTGAGGCTTTTATCGCGGGCCGCGAGAAGCCCATCAAGTATGCCGACATGATCGACAACATTGATGTCTACTGCAAAGGCAGCGGACAGGTTT